TGAATATATTTAAAAAAATATTTAAGTGAGGTAGTAAGACTAAAGAAGAGTCTCCTCCTGTGTCAGTTTTATCTCAAGTTAATTTAGCTAATGTTAAGCAATTTGATGATGTATGAATTAAGGAGAACGATCTGATATTTGAAGGTTGAGTAGTAAAGAAAGAGAGCGGAGTTTTATTTATTGTTTATACAGACAATAATAAAAAACTCCAAGATGCTCTTTTTAAGATTGAAAGACCTCTAGATCGGACTCAAATAGAGGATAATGGTAAAATTTTATATTTAAATAAATATGATGTATAGTTTAGATGAGATAGGTCTGTTGCCTAGTGCTTTTCCTAATGAAATCGAACATAGATCGGAAGTGAATCCATTTATTATAAATGGCAAACTCCCGGTCTTTGTTTCTCCAATGACTTGTTTAATTGATAGTAATAACTTCAGCACGTTTCAGAGATCAAAATTCATCCCCATTATGCCAAGAGGAAGACATAAAAGAGATGGATGGTATGCTGTTTCACTAGATGAGTTTATCAGGTTGTTAGAATCTGGAGAAGATTTAAATAAGGAACACATTCTTATTGATGTTGCCAATGGGCATATGAAGAAACTTTATGATTTAGTTAGAAAGGCTAAATCCGCATATCCGAGTTTAATTCTTATGGTTGGCAATATTGCTCATCCTCAAGTTTATATAGAATGTTGTAACAGCGGAGTTGATTATGTTCGCTGTTCTATTGGCTCTGGCGGAGCTTGTTCCACATCTATGTTAACTGGAATTCATGTAAGTCACGAATACTTGCTGAGAAATATTAGATCAGCAAAAGTAGTGATGGGGGAAGATGCCCGTACAAAAGTAGTAATGGATGGAGGTATTCATACTATTGATAGAGCTATTAAATGTCTTGCTCTTGGAGCTGACTTTGTGATGATGGGTAAAATGTTTGCTGAATGTGAGGAAGCTTGCGGATACATAACAAGTAAACTTCCGAAGAAAAGAGCTTATTATGGAATGGCATCGGAGCAAGGTCAGATTGATTTATATGGAGAGGTTATAAAAGAACCTGAAGGATTGTTAACTCATGTAGTTGTTGACAAGAATCTCAGTAAGTTAGAAAAGCAATTTGAAGCCGCTCTAAGATCTGCTATGTCTTACACAGGATGTCACAATCTTGATGAATTTAGACATAATGTAGAATATGAATATCAAAGTATAGCTGAGTTTAATAGCTATTACAAAAAATAATGTCCGAACTCTCTATAGCGATTAAAGAATTAAGAGCTCAAGGTAAATCATATAGACAGATTGCTAATGAATTACATTGTTCTAAATCAGTTGTTGCTTATCACTGCTCAGATAATCAAAAATTAAAAACAAAACAAAGAAAAGTTAGAACCGAGCGATGATTATTAGTTCTTCAGAAGAAAGTAGATAATTTTAAGCGAAGAAAGAAAAGTGACGATGTACGAGGGGGCATTTGTACATGAGATCATTTGTTAAGAACAAAAGTTTCTTTCTTTAGAAATAGAAATAATATGAAACCGAAAGTAGAATATACAACTCAAGATGTATTAGAAAAATTCGGAGGAACAAAAGTTAAATGTGCTTTGACTGGAAGAGAGTTAGATTTAAGAACAGATCCTTACTGTCTTGATCACATTATTCCAGTTGATAAAGGAGGATCTAATGAGCTTTCAAATATGGAAATCACCTGTCCTGAAGCTAATGCTGCTAAAAATAATTTAACTAATGATGAATTTATTCGTTTGTGCATTGAAGTTCTTACAAATTTTGGATATGAGGTTTCAAATAGGTCCTTGGTGTAATGCTAGCACACTGGTCTTCAAAACCAGGATAACGGTCTCCAAAGCCGTTGGTAGGGGTTGGAATCCTCTAGGACCTGCCATAAATTAAAATAATATCTTAAAATGGACATAAACAAAATAAAATGGATTGATGCTTATGAATCTGGTGGATTTCGCATAGAAAGAGTTTATTTATTACTTAATAATAAACCAGCTAATAAATATACTTATGGTTTTGACAAGAAACTTGTAGATTTAGAAAATCTTGATGTCAGAAAAATCCAAGAGCAGTACCCAAATGCCCATATTCAATATAAGTCTGTATTCTCTGAACAGACTAATTCTGCTATCGAAGACGAAGAACTTGAATTAGAATCGGGTGAAATTGACCCTTATCAATATATTAAAGGAAATTATCACTCTTCCAGAATAGTCATATATGATAATACAGTTATCTATGATATAGAACCGGAAGGCGTCGAAATCTTGTACCAAACTGAAGATCCTAAAGTTCTGTTAGAAGAATTATTGAAAGTTCTTCCATTTAAGGAAATAACTCCAAAAAGTGCAGAGGTTCAACTTGTATGCTGGAATGACGGATATTATACAATAACGTCAAAAATTAAACCAACTATAATTGATTTAAACAAAAATTATAATGATGATTTCATGCCAGTATATAATGATATATGCAAATTCTTGGAAGATAGAGTTTCAGGACTTATTATTCTTCGTGGCGTTAAGGGTTCTGGCAAAACTTCACTTATAAGACATCTTATATCTTCTATTCCAAAGAACTATATTATTGTAACTAATGCTATAGCCGAGGACTTAGCCTCTCCAACGTTTATGTCTTTTATGCTTGAGCATAAAGATAGCATTTTTATCTTAGAGGATTGCGAACAAATTCTTCTTAAGAGAACTGAAGGAAATATCTTCGGCGGGGCAATAACAAATATCTTGAATATGTCGGATGGCTTAATGTCGGACATTTTTAACATTAAATTTATTTGTACTTTTAATGCTGATATTAATAAAATTGACGATGCTCTGCTTCGGAAAGGTAGATGTTATGCTCATTATGAATTTAAAAAACTTGATGCTAAAAAAACTCAAGTATTATTAAACGAGAGAAATATCACGCTGGACAAATATGAACCTATGACTCTAGCAGATATTTATAACTATGGGGATGCAGACTATGAGAAGGATGCATCAAAAACAAAAAAGAAAATAGGTTTTTGTTAACATGCTTGGCAAAAAAATAAAGTTCAACTCAGAAGCTAGAGGGCTTATTCTAAATGGAATTAATAAACTAGCTGATGCTGTAAAAGTTACTCTTGGGCCAAAAGGAAATTGTGTAGTTATTGGAAATCTTGATAAGTCCCCAAAAGTTACAAAAGATGGAGTGAGTGTTGCGAAAGAAGTTGTTCTTGAGGACGATTTTGAAAATGTCGGCGCTCAATTAATAAGAGAGGCTTCTGTTAAGACTCTTAATACTGTTGGGGATGCTACAACTACATCTACTGTATTAGCCCAAAGAATGATTAATCTTGGATCAGAGGCGATTACTAAGGGTAGAAACCCAGTAAAACTTAAAGCTGGTGTTAGTAAGGCTACTTCTTTTGTGACAGAATATATCAAAGAACATACAATTCCAATCAAGGAGTTTGATATTAAAAACATAGCGTCAATTTCTGCTAATAATGATCAGAGTATTGGTGATATTATTAGTAGTGCATTTCAACAGATAGGAAAAGACGGCATTATTACTGTAGAAGAATCTTCTAATTCTCAGACGAGTGTTAATGTTATAAATGGAATGCAATTCGACAGGGGTTATTTGTCTCAACATTTTGTAACAAACTCTATAAAAGACACGTGTGTTCTTGAAAATCCATATATCCTAGTTACGGAGCATCATATCAACAGGATGAAGGATCTTGCCTTTATTCTTAATCAAGTTGCTGGTGAAGGACGGTCTTTACTTATAATAGCTGAAGATTTTGATGGGGAAGTATTAGAAACTTTAAAAATAAATTCTCTTCAAGGTACTATTAAAGTTTGTCCTATTAAAGCTCCTTCATTTGGAGAGTATCGACAAGCTATTCTAGAAGATATAGCTAGGCTTACAACATCAACGAATATTACTTATGAGTCTTCTAGAGAAATATATGATGTTTCTCTAAAAGATCTTGGTTCTTGTGATAGGGTGATTGTGTCTAAGGATTCTACTATAATAGTAGGAGGTAAGGGAGATGTAATAAACAGAGTCCGGGAATTAAAAGAAGAACTAAAGAGGGTTAAGGCTAATCCAAGTCTAGACGGTAGCTTTATGATCGATTTTTTAGGACAAAGAATTGCTAAACTTACCGGAGGAATTGCTGTAATCTATGTTGGAGGAACAACCGAGGTTGAGATGAATGAAAGAAGGGATAGAGTCGAGGACGCTGTTGCTGCCACAAAAGCAGCAATTGAGGAAGGTATTGTTCTTGGAGGAGGTCTAACCTATTATAATGCCGCAAAGAAGCTTAAGTCTTTAAAAGATTCAGATAAAAGTATAAATGCTGGCATCAGAATTGTTGAAAAGGCTTTAGTTGAACCTTTTAATGTTATTGTGCGTAATGCTGGATATAATCCAAGACGTTGCTTAAGGAAACTGACTTCTACTATTGGATTTGATGCAAATAAGGAAACTTTTGTTGATATGTATAAGTCTGGAATTATTGATCCGGCAAAGGCATCTCGACTTGCTCTTGAAAATGCCTCTTCCGTTACAAACTTATTCCTATCAACTGAGTGTGTTATCGTTCCCAATCAACAAATTCCGATATTCTAATGAAAGACTTTTACGAATTAAAGGATAGACCTTCTTATCAAAAGAAGACTCTTACCTTTGAAAATATTAAATCATGAGTCCCTCCTGTCGTAATTTATCGTCTCGAATGTTCAAACAAAAAAACTAATGAATTAGACTTTTATACTCAAATAGATTATATGCCAGATGATAGTGGGGATAAAATCATCGCAATTGATTTTGATGGTGGCCCTAAGTTGTCTATTGGTACTGTTGTTGAGGATGGAAGAATTGTTGGGTTTGAACATGATGGCAATTTCGACAATATAAAAGTTCTTATGGAACCAATTTAATTTAATTATATGAAACACGAACGTTTTTATTACAGTGAAGATCTCACTATTTCAAACCTTGAAGTGCTGACAGCTTCTGATGGCAACATAGTTGCATCTGGTAATCTTCAACCTAAAAGAAAGTTTCCAAGATTAACAATTTGTGGCCTATATGACAAGGATAACAGTGAACTCTCTTTTGGAGTAGCAAGGTGCTCCGGAAATGACAGCTTTGTTAAATCTACTGGAAGAAATCTTGCTAGAGAAAGAGCTCTCAAGTCTCCTTACAAAAAAGTACACGTTAATACCGCTAAAAAGGTTCATGATGTGTTTATCGATGAATGCTTAGTAATCGAAGAAGAAGTTTGGAATATGGATTTCCCCATCAAACTTTGTTCTAATTAATGAAATTTGATTACATTGCTTATTGTGATGGCTCGTTTCAATCATCAATAGACTGCGGTGGTTGAAGTTCTGTTATAATAAAAGACGGAAAGATCGTTAAAAAATTATATCAGGGCTATATCCACACAACTAATAACAGGATGGAAATTATGGGGGTTTTAGAAACGTTAAGATATTTTAAAACCCCCGTTTCTATCAAAATCTATTCAGACTCTCAGTATGTTGTAAACTCTATAGTTAATAAATATGTTTATAATTGATTTAACTCAAAGGATTATGATAAGAAAAATCTGGATCTTTGATTTGAACTAATCGATTTGTTAGAGTTTCATAATGTTGAGTTTGAGTGGGTAAAGGGGCATGACACAAACGAATTTAATAATCTGGCAGATAAACTAGCTGTACATGCTGCTCAATGTTTAAACATTCCTAGAGATGAGGTTAATACAGTTAATTTTTAAGAAAGTAGGAAATCACTGGTATTTAGATATACCGCATGATAATCCCTCCGATCTTGTATTAGATAAGAGACTTGAACGTCTTATTAATAGACTCGATAAGTGGGATTCTGGTGTGGTTGATAAAATCTACTTGTCTGAACAAACTGATTATATTAATCCAGATGGATTAATACAGTTTAAGGATGATGACTTACTTAGGTATTTTACAACTAAGGACAGTTTTCTAATGACTCTGTATATTGGAAATCACAAATTTAAGATTTCTAGTAATTTATACACTTTAATTGAATCCAAATATCAGTTAGATCTACATGTATCTGCTTATAGATTTGTTGTTTACTAATGAGACATACTATTAAAGCCCAGTTAGTTGCTATTCAACAAGGTCTATATACAAATTATGTGTTTAAAAATCTTGATGAGGCTGAAAATAGCTTTATCAGATATGTTACTGTAACGAAATGTCCGAATTGACAATTTAATGATGATTTAAGAATCGGAGTTATTGGCTATTTAGAATATGAGTTTGCAGAAGCTGGAACACACTATTTTGATACATCCTCTGAATCGGACCAACAGTATAAGTATACGGCATTCTATTTTATGAATTTTATAAAAGAAACAAAAGATCAACAAAAAGAGTATAATTTTTAGATAATGAAAAACGAAAAAGTTATTACAGAATTTACAGAACTGGCTAATGTTCTTAATTCTAATGAAACTAACATTAACGAACTTGTGTGAAAAGGAAAAGACGGCAAAGAAGTTCGTTTAATGGATATGAAACCCGAAGAATTACAAAAGGCGTACAATCATACTTTAGATATGTTATATAATAATAACAAATATACGCCTGGAAGAATTCAGGTAAAGAAAAATATTAAACATCTTATTTGCGATTGTAACGCAGAATTACTAATGCGTTATATTTTACACGATTGTGATGTTGCTATATTAAAAACTAATATTCAATTAATTGAATTTATTAGAAATAGTAAATCCGTTAATAAGCTTTCAGATGATGATTCTGTAAGTACTTTATTTACTAGTTTGCCAACAGAATTCGAAAGTGTAACTGTCGGACAACTGTTGAATGCATGTTTTGACAAACTAGACTTCATTAATAGAAAGATGATTTCTGATAATTTTATTGTGTCTCAAGGAATTTGATTAACAGAGAGCGAGAAAGAAGATTTAACTGAGTATGACAGTGCTGGAAAGATGAGGCCTTGACTTGATGTTATTAAGGAAAGACTTCTTCTTAATGACGTCAAACTAAGAGTAGACCCCAGTGGATTTTCATATAATGAGTTCAGATGTCTAGTACATCTTGAACCACTATCTAGGATATCTCGTCTATCATCTGACACACTTAGACTGCTGAGAGACAAAGTATTTTTGTTATTGGATGTTGATACCGACTACCATATTGAAAAGTGGAATACTATCAAGACTGGTATTGAAAAGGTAGCTGAATACAGAGATATTAAATTAGTTCAAAAGACATATTAATGATATATTTAGTTACAAATGATTTAAGATTATTTTCAAGTGAATTATATACTGTTATCAGTGTAGATGAAAGTCTTAAATTATTAAATGAACTAAAGATTATTAGTGTTGATACTGAAACTTCTGGAATAGATCCTCATACTAAAGAGTTATTACTTGCTCAATTTGGATGCCCCGAGTTTCAAGTTGTTGTTGATTGCAGAACTATAGATATCTGTAAATATAAGGAACTTTTAGAGGATGAGACTAAACTATTTCTTTTTTGAAATGGTAAGTTTGACTTAAAGTTCTTTTTAAAATATAAAATTGTTGTCAAAAATATCTATGATGGATATTTAGCCGAAAAACTTCTCTGGCTTGGATTTCCCGATGGAATTCATTCTATGTCCTTAAAGGCTGCTGGTCAGAAGTACTGCAATATTGAGTTAGATAAATCAGTGAGAGGAAAGATTATATGGTCTAAAATTCTTACTGATGATATTATTCAATATGGCGCTGATGATGTTAAATATCTTGAGCCAATTAGGACTGAGCAGTTAAGAGAACTCAAGAAAAAGGATCTTATTACTGCTCTCGCCTATGAGAACAAATTTTGTCCAGTTTTAGCTTATACTGAGTTTTGTGGAGTTAAGTTAGACGAGGGAAGATGGAGGAACAAAATGCAGAAGGATCAGGAAAAATTAGATAGATCTTTAGCAGAATTAAATAACTGAGTAACTACAAATCTTCCCAAATCTAAATATGTATATATTAATACTCAAGGGGATTTATGAACTGGGTTTGACTTAACTCCTAAATGTACTATCAATTGATCAAGTCCAAAACAGCTTATTCCACTATTTGAAGAGCTTGGCTTTAATCTTGACACATATGATAAAAAGACAAAGGAGAAGAAAAAATCTGTCGGAGCAGAAGTTATTGAGCCACAGAAAGATGTTTGCTCAATAGCACCTATTTATCTTGATTTTAAGGCTGCAGAAAAATTAGTCGGAACTTATGGTCAAAATGTTTTAGACCAGATTAATTCTGTAACGAACAGGGTGCATACTAACTTTAATCAATTAGGGACCGACACGGGTAGGTTGTCATCAGGTGGAAAAGATAAGGAAAATAATGTTGATTACATTAACTTTCAAAATTTCCCAAGAGATCCAGAAACAAGAGCATGCTTTATCGCTGAACCAGGTTTTAAGTGAATCAGTTGCGATTATGACGCTCAGGAGTCAAGAATTATTGGTGAATTGTCTCAAGACAAAGCCATTCTAGATTTGTTCAACCATGGCTGTGGAGATATGCATAGTCTGGTTGCAAAGATGACATATAAAGATCAGATAGGTGACTGTCCTGTAGAGGAAATTAAGGCAAAATTTAAAGGTCTCAGACAAGATGCTAAGGGTGTAGAGTTCGCGATTAATTACGGCGGTGATGCTAATACTATAAAAACTAGGAAAAAGATTCCATTGTCAGAAGCTCAAAAGATTTATGATGATTATATGAAGGGTTTTCCTGGAGTTAAAGCTTATCAGGACTATCAAAGAAAATTTGTGATGTCCCATGGTTATATTATACTAAATGATAAAACCAGACATAAGGCTTTTATTTATGATTTTGATAATCTACAGAATATTCAGAGTCAGTTTAATGGCGACTATTGGGCTACTTATAATGCATATAAACAATCTAATCCGAACTCTGCAATAGTTGAGGAAGTAAAGCATTATTTCAGAAGAAAAAGTGCTTCTGAGAAACAAGCTATTAATTATAAGTGTCAAGGCACTGGAGCCATAATGTTTAAATTAGCTTCAATCTATCTATATCAATATCTGCTTGACAACAATTTACTGTTTAAAGTAAAACTTTGTATTCCGGCACATGATGAATGAAATATTGAAGTTCCGGAAGAAATAGCCGATACTATGGCAAAAGTATTATCGGATTGTATGAGTAGATCTGGGGCGTACTTTTGCAAATCTGTTAGTCTTCCAGCAACAGCTGAAGTAGGAGACTGTTGAATACACTAATGAAAGTTAATTTAAAATTATTAAGAAGATTATATCTGGTCAACCATCCGTCTGAGAATGAGCAGGATATGATCAGTTTTATTTTGAACTATTGTTATAAAATTCCAAAACTTACTTTTTATTTGGATCATTATAACAATCTTTTTATTACTAAAAATACAACGAATCCCTTACAATACGCATGTGTTGTAGCTCATATGGATACTGTCCATAGCTTTAGATCATCTAGGGAGATTATTGTAAGCAATAATCTTATTAGGGCTAGGTATAGTGATTCTCATACCCCCTGTGGTTTAAACGCTGATGATTGTAATGGCATCTTAGTTGCATTACAATTACTTGAGGTACTTCCAGATCTGAAAGTCTGTTTTACAGTAGAAGAGGAAATAGGTGGAGCTGGCGCCGAACAGGCTTGCTTGAATACTGATTTCTTCTCTGATGTGCAGTTTTTAATTCAAGCTGATCGTAAAGGATCTCAAGATCTAATAATCCACACAAACGGAATTACAACTGCTTCTGATGATTTTGTAGACGATATCCTTGAATTGATTATAGACTATGGATATGAATTAGCGATGGGAACCTTCACTGATATTGGGGTTCTATCTGAATCTCTCGAAATAAGTGGGGTTAATGTGAGCTGTGGGTACTATAATGAGCATACTACAAGAGAATGTTGTAAAATAAGTGAACTGGAAAATTGTTTGAATTTTATTCATGATATTATAGTTCACTTATCAGGAAATGGAAAAGTGTATTATGTTGAAGTACCCAAGATAAAGTCTACTAGTACTTATCCATCTGAAGACTTACCATGTGATCATTGTAGGACGTTTGATTGTATGAATTGTACAAAATACCCGGATTAATGATATCTAGAACTGATAGACAGAAGTCTGGTATTACTAAATGAATCAAATCTGGAGGAAGAGGAACCCTTGTATATGCCACAGGAGTTGGCAAAACATGAACTGCTGTTCAAGCTATCCTTTTACTCCTCAAATCTAAACCTGATGCTAGGATCCAAATTGTTGTTCCAACAGAAGTACTTCGGGAACAATGAATTGATGATTATATTAACAAGTATAAAATTGCCTCTAACTGTCATGTTGAAATTATTAATTCCGCTATTATGCATGAGAGTACCTGCGATTTACTAATAGTTGATGAGGTACATATTTGCGGAAGTGAAATGTTTTCAAAAATATTTGATGCAGTAACATATGATATGATTCTATGCCTTACCGCCACTCTTGAAAGGTTAGACGGAAAAGAAGTAATCATTAAACAGAATGCGCCAGTATGTGATATTATCACTTTACAGGAAGCCGAAGAAGCGGGATGAATATCCAAGGTTAAGCAATATCTGGTTTTATTAGATGTTGATTTAATTGAGTATAAAAATCTTGATAGAAAATTCAATGGATATTTTTCATACTTTAATTGAGACTATAACTGTGCTATGTTATGTATGAGAGATTGAAAGTACAGGAATTCATATGCTAAGCATATGGGCCTAGCTCCAAAAGAAGTTATGGCTATGGCTTCAGATTGAATGCGTTGTTTACAAAAACGTAAACAGTTTATCTCGTCTCATCCAAAGAAAATTGAAGTATGTAAAAAAATTCTATCCATGAGACAAGATAAAAAATGCATTACTTTTTCATCAACTATAAAAGAAGCAGAATCTTTGGGAGTTGGAATGGTATTACATTCTAAACAATCCAAAAAGAAAAATAAGGAAATTATTGAGGCGTTTAATTCTGCAACAGCTGCTGTTTTATGTACAAGTAAAGCAGCTGATGTAGGAGTTGACATAAAGGGTTTATCTGTTGGAATAATCATGAGTATAGATAGCTCAAAGATTCGCAAAACTCAACGAATAGGAAGAGTTTGCAGGTTTGAAGCAGGTAAACAGGCAGAAATGTTTACTCTTGTAATTAGAGGTACTCAGGAGCAGAAGTGATTCACTAATAGTAATACTACTGACGTTACTGTGTTAAATGAAGATCAATTAGATGAAGTTTTAGCTGGAAAAACAGTTGAAACTAGAAAACATGATACCGTGGTGGATACTACATTTAGATTTTAACTATTTAAAACGACAATGCATTTTTAAAATTGCTAAAAGTCGACAAGTTAAATAAATCTTTTAATTTATTTATCTTGGAATTAAAAACAATTTTAAACTTAATGGAAACTTATGGGCTGACTGCCGATGAGTTACTATTAATTTATTTAACATTTATTGCGAGAGATGAAGAGGGGCACTCCGAATTCTTTTCGCAATGATTTAATGGAGGAGGAAAGGAAAGATTAAGAGATTTATTTAACTCTCTTAAAGAGAAAGGAATAATTCACAAGAATTATAATCCGGAAAAATTTGTTCCAAATGAGATAGAGTTTAATTTAAATTTTATTAAATCCTGAACAAAAAATTCTCTTGAATTAGGGTTGGAACTCTTTAATGCTTATCCTCCTGCCATGAGAATCGACCAAAGATATGTTCCTTTAAGAGACATATCTAAGCGATTTTCTTCTCTGGATGATTTCTTCTTTTTCTACAGTGCTCAAATAGGACATAATCCTGCAAAGCATAGGGAGGTTATGGAATTGCTCGAATGAGGCAAGGAAAATAACTTCATTAACTTTGGAATACTGAATTTTGCTATCTCTCATCAATGAGAGTATCTGAAACAACTGCGAGATAATCCTGAACTAGCTCCTATTGCTACAAATATTTGTATCGATGAGTAATATAGTCGATGAGCTCTATAGTGCAATAGAGGCTGGCCGAAAAGGAAAGAATATTGGTATAAGTACTGGTCTTCCAAAAATTGATGATTTTATTGGAGGTATCCAAAAGAAGACTTATTATTTATTGATGGGGACTTCTGGTGCAGGAAAAAGTTCTTATGCTCTTTATTCTTTTATTTATCGCCCTTTGAAAGATAACCCCAATGGAAATTTCAAGATTGTTTATTTTAGTCTTGAGATGAGTGCTAGAAAGTTGCTAGCAAAACTACTCAGTCTATATTTATATGAGACATATAGCATTGTAATTCCATATAAGAAGCTTATGTCGTGACAAGAAATTCTTGATAGTGAAACCTATAACTATGTCTTAAAAGGTAGAGAATGGCTAAATGAGATAACGAAAAAATTAGTTATTTATGATAAGTCTTTAAATCGTGATTCTTTTTATAGAACAATGATGAATGTTCTTGAGGATGAAGGTCGCTTTGAAGAAAGCGAAGACGGTTTCAGAAAGATATACATTCCAAACGACCCTGATAAATTAATTTTGGGAGTCTTGGACCATGTCAATCTTAGTCAGCCAAAGCCTGGGGAAGACAAGAAGAGTGAGATAGATGCAATTTCTGCAAGAGCTGTTCGTCTTAGAGAAGTATGTGGAGCTTCTTTCCTTTTTATTCAACAAGAAAATCGAAACTCTGCGAGTATGGATAGAAGGAAAGCAGATATGACTGAATGCAGTAGTGAGGATTTAAAGGACACCGGCAATACATTTAATGACTGTGAGGTCTGTATAGGGGTATATTTTCCTCTAAAACATAAGCTTAAGACTTGTCATGAATATATTATTATCAATGATATAAAGGGTGACTCTTTTAAAGGACTCAGGGATCGTTATAGAGGATTATGTTTAATTAAGAATCGCGAGGGGGAGTCAGAGAAATATGTATCTGTAAATTTCTTTGGAGAAATTGGTTTATTCAGAGAATTACCTAAAGCAGATATGATAAGTGATTATTCTCCTTATATGCATTTAAATCACCATAAAGAAGAAAATTTGGAAGATGAGGTTTTAGATAAACCGAAAAAAGAATTAATATATAGTTTTTAACATGTCCGTTACACTTCCAACTGAGAAGATTCCGGCTAAATTACAAAATCCAAAACGCCTTATTATCTTTTCCAAACCGAAAAGAGGAAAGACTACAGCACTAGCCGCTCTGGATAATTGTTTGATTGTTGATACTGAAAATGGATCTAATTATGTTGAGGCACTTAAAGTGCAAATTAGTACAATTCAGGATATTAATGATCTTTGTAAGGAGCTAAAAGCTGCTAGATATCCATATAAGTTCATTGCTCTTGATACTATTACGATGTTAGAGGACGTATGTAAACCCCTAGCATTAAAATTGTATCAGGCTACTCCAGCTGGAGCAAATTATACCGGGGATATTATTAACGCCGCTAACGGCGCTGGTTGAGGTCATCTTAGAACAGCGGTTGAAATGGTTATTGATAAGATTGAGTCTTGTACTGAAAATCTTATTCTAGTTTGCCACTGTAAAGACGCTGCTATTGATAAGAGCGAATTAACTATTAAGCAGATTGACCTTGCTGGAAAATTGGGGCGCATTTTAGCTGCTAAAGCAGATGCAATAGGTTTATTGGATAGAGATGAAGATTCTAATACGATTTTAAGTTTTGATACTTCTGATAAGTATACTGAATGTGGGGCACGTCCAGAACATTTACGAAATAAAGTAATAACTCTGGGAGAAATGAAAGATGATGGAACACTTGAATTCCACTGGGAGCGTGTTTATCCTTCTCTTTTAAATAAGTAGTATGTTACATATACAGTTTGATTTTAATCCTACTACTTCAGAGGTTACAAACCTTGTTGTAAAATCAACAGAAATTAATAAAGATGATGCCACTGTTATTGTACAGGATAATAAACTTCAACTGTCAAAAAGTGCAGCAGACTTAATTGGAGCTTCTTTTGGAGATAGAGTTACTGTTAACTATTATACAGTTAGTCCAGAGGAAACATTTCCTGTAATAGGTAAGTCTGATTTATTTACTGATGCTAGTGGTGGCAATAGATTAACGAAATCTAACACCGTATCGTTTAGAGGTTCACAGAGAGACATTCTGTTAGAATACGGCAAGTTCTTCAAACTTGAACCTTTTAAAAAGTATTTTAAGATGGTTAAGATTAAAGAAGATTCTGAAAAAGAGTCTTTGAAGGAAGAAGAGCTCGACCTCGAAAATTTAGATAAAGAGATTTAGGTTTTTAAATATTTATTAATATATGAAGTATGATTTTGGTAGTGCCGTAAAGGCAAAGACCGGTGGCAGTTTCTTATCTGCTGGAATTAAAGATGCTACTTTCAAAGGAGTTGATTTTACACAAGTAACAAGTCAAAAGACTGGAGATACGTATAATACTCTATCTTTAAAAGTAGATATTGATGGATATGGTGAGTATGTTCAAAACTTTTTTGAGCCTCAATCAGATGAAAGACAAGAAATGCAATGAGGTTTAAGTGCATCTCCTCTTGATCATTTCTTAATCATTGTAAGAGAGATTCTTGAAGCTGTTAATCCACAGATTATCGATGATATAGATAAAGGTAAAGTGAAATTAACTGGAACCTTTAAACAGATCGTTAATACTGTTAAAACACTCACATCTCCATTTATTGGAACTCCTGTTCAAATTAAACTTATTCCTCAGAATAACGGCTTTGCGGCTATGCCATCTTTTGTAGCAAGAATTACTAAGTCTGGAGACTTAGGAATTTCTACCTGGATTATTGGCCATGATTTAACAATGACTCCACAGGAGCTTAAGAAGATTGAGGCTGCTAAAGAGGCTGCTCCTACTAATATGGCAACCAAGGCTAATGTATCAGATGTTCTATCTGATATGGAGAACAACCTTGAATCTGAAGACGACTCAGACGATCTGCCATTTTAGTTTAAACAATGGAAATAACGTTGGAGCCTATCAGGGTTACTAAGGAATTGATTTTGAGCAAGGTTTCGGAAGAAAGGCTTATGGAATTTTATCTTGGCATTCCTGTCAAAAAGGGACTTTTTAAAAGTCCCTTAAGACAGGATAACCATCCTACTTGTGCTTTTTATAGAAATAAGAATGGGGATTTAATTTTTAAAGACTTCTCTGGAGCTTTCTGCGGGAATTTTATTTCGGTAGTAATGGAAAAGTTTCAATGTTCATTTGCAAAAGCTCTCCAAATAATTGGTAATGATTTTGGAATTATCCACAATAAAAATCTTGTTGTCAATAAACCTAAATTAGAGTATACAGGTAGTGTTTTTAAAGAACAAAAATCAGCTATTATTCAAGTTGAGATAAGAGATTTCCAGGACTATGAGCTAGCTTGATGGCGGTCTTATGGTATAACTAAAGAAATTCTTAACAAGTTTAATGTTTATTCTTGTAAGAATGTCTTTTTAAATGGAAATCTGTTCTACCTTGAAAACAAAAATCAGCATATTTATGGGTATTTTGGCGGAATAAAAGACGGAATTGAACAATGACGAATTTATTGACCTAATAAGAAAAAATATAAGTTCTTATCAAACTGAAGGTCAACTCAGATACAAGGAGCTGCTCAGCTTCCAAAAGATGGAGGAGATTATTTAGTAATTACTAAGTCTTTAAAAGATTGTATGACATTATATAGTCTTGGAATTACAGCTATTGCCCCGAACTCTGAGAATTTATTTGTTACCGCCTCCCAGTATTCTCGTTTGAAACAGAAGTTTAAGCATATAATTGTACTATATGATAATGACTTAGCTGGAATACAAGGTCTTAAGCGTATAAGAAAAGAACATCCTGAGATTATCGTTACATTTATTCCACGCAAATATGAGGCTAAAGATATTTCTGATTTCAGAAAAAAATATGGAAAAGCTGAAACGCAGAAATTAATTAATGATGCACTCAAATTTTATTTTGGCAAAGAAATTTAAGAGGTCAGGTTCTTATAACCGAAATAGAGGTCACAGAGCTGAGCAAAAAGTTGTAAATGAACTCAAAGAACTAGGTTTTACCGGAGTTGTTTCATCAAGATCAGAAAGTAAATCCGCTGATGATAATAAAGTAGATATTGTAGATAAGGATAATAAATTGCCGTGTTATATTCAAATTAAACATACCCTCCAAACTCCCCAATATTTTGCTATAAGGGAGCAGTCGACTGTGCCTAATGAGGACTTTTGTATAATTTGGGATAAACAAAAAAAGTGTGATAAGAATATAATTACAGTTGGCTCTGCTGTAATTATGGACAAAAAATTATTTTACAAACTAATTAAGCCTTATGCAGGAAAATAATAGTTTAGAAAGAGCTATTGTTACATTTAAAAATCCTTTGACTAAACAATCTATTGATATTATCTTGTGTTATAATAAAGAGCAAGGTGATATAGATTATGATTTGAAGTTTAGTGAAGGATACAACATGAATAGTGAGCTAGATTTAATTGGTTTCTTGGCTCACATGTTTTTAACTTCTCTTCAAAATAATAAAGATTAAATAAAGATGGTTACAGAAGGAGAACTATTAGTGTTACTCTCTGAAAGCTTACATGATGTCCTAAAAGCTATAATAGCCAAACATAAATGTAAAGTAGCAGAGGATCTTCTTGAGGCCCATGATTTAATTACAGGATATAACTTCATTAGAAGAAATATGTTTTCTGTTACATTCGATCAAAGTGTCTTTGATAAAGATCTCTCTTATACTAAAAAGTGTTTACTTGATAGGATCAATGAGCTACTTACAGATGAAGCAAGAATGCTTAGTGTAAGATTTAATGAGTTTGAGATATCTTATCTTCCTAAAGGAAAACAACCTGTTTATTCCTCTCCTGGAACATGGGGAAGAGAGAATCGTCAGACAGCTAAACCAGCGAGAATAGTTCAAAAAGTGCTAGCTCAGAAATACAGCTGCAAGGAATTCGAAGATTTTAGTAATTGGTTAAAGGCTGAACTTGTTAATTCTGGGGACTTTCATTTAGTTACCGGCCCAGATATTACAAGATATTATAACGCTGATACTTATTTAAAGGAGGAAGGTACTCTTGGAAATAGTTGTATGCGTTATGATACATGCTCCAGTTATTTTACTGTATATGAGGATCATGCAAAAATGCTTGTATGTCTTCGTCAAGGCAAATTAATCGGAAGAGCCATTGTCTGGACTGTTGGGGATAAAACCTTAATGGATCGCGTTTACACTTGTTTTGATTATTTAGAGAATCAATTTATTGATTATGCTAGAGCTAATAAGTGGTATCACCGAGTATCTAACGAACTTCTTGAAAATAGAGAAACTCAAGAATGGCTAGGACCTGATTCAGATTATAAGACTCCCGTTAGACTTGATCTAAGTATATCTCTTGGAAAATCATATGATTATATGCCATATGTTGATAGTTTCAGATATTATGATCCTGATGCTTTAACTATTAACACAATATGGAAGAGAGGTATGTATTTTCTAGATTGCACCGATGGTGAGTATTATGATGGTTGCGACGATGACTATGATGAGGATGACGAAGACTGTGAGGAGTATACTTGTGAAGCATGTGGTTATGTAGAGCGAGCTCCTGACTACAGTGAACTTGAGGAAATAGTCTGGTCTGATATTGATAGTGCTTATTACTGCAGACATTGTGCTGTGTATTGTGATGGTGTTGAAGAATATGTTGGCCCTAATCATCCTACGGTTAATGTTTGGATTTCTGAGGACGAAACTGAAAGATATCCTATAGAAGCTGTTTCTGATGATTCAGACTTTATAAAAATTGACGACGAGTGGTATTATTTTGAGAATCCACTTCTTGAATTTGACGAAAATACTAATAAATACTTTTTAAAGGATCAAACTAAAGATGAGTAGCATACGTTATGATTTAACCCCTGCTCAGGGAATCGAGGAAGTAAGCAAAGTTCTTACTCATAAACTTGACAAATATGGAAAAAACAAATGGAAAGAAGGGATTCCTTGGACAGAAGTTTTATCTTCGTTAAAGAAACATCTCCTTCAGTTTGAAAAAGGAATTGATTATAATCAGGATGGTGATTTAAATATTGCAGAAGTTGCAGCTAATGCTCTTCTATTATGTGAGTATTATACTCTATATCCGCAGGGTGATGACAGAACCCTCGGAGTAGTTCATAAGCCAATCATTGGGTTGGATTTAGATGATACTATCTTTGATTTTATAGGTGCATATGAGGCGCGATTTGGTGTTGAATTGTCTAACTACTGGAATGGTGACTATAACATGAAAGCTAACCTCGACGTTCTAAAAGAGGATAAAGAGTTTTGGGTAAACTTACCTGTAAAACACATCCCAACTTTCGAAGTCGATTACTATGTAACTGCAAGATCAATTCCTATTGAATGGACAGAGGAAGCCATTCAGAAAAACAATCTTCCCAAAGCAAAAATTTATACGTTACCTTGGAACGTCTCAAAGATAGATACCCTTAAGGAACTGGGTATTGAAATCTTTATTGATGATAAATACGAGACTTTTAAGGAATGTCTTAACTCTGGTATATTTTGTTATCTAATAGATGCCCCACATAATTGTCATTATGATGTTGGGCATCATAGAATATTTGACTTAAATCTAAAAGTAAAGTAAGATGAAACGAGTGAAATTATCTGAGTTTAAGATTATTCCTATTGTATCTTCTGCTAAACGACTAGATATTACAGATGCTGAATATTTCTCAAGTAAATATAGAGAATATATTAGTAATTCTAGATTGTCTAATATTAATCCTGAACAGAACGGCAGTCCTTCAAAATATAAAAATCCTCCAAAATTATCAACAGCCTCTCTAGTTCTTGGGAGTGCGATTCATGAATTGATTCTTCAACCAGAGTCATTTAATCTTGCTCCAAAGTGCAGTAAACCTACTGCAAAGCTTGGAACAACTATAGATAGAATAAAAGTCTATAGACAAAAGGGCTTTTCTATTTATGACTCCATTAAAAGAGCTTCAGTAGATTGTGACTATTATGTAAATCAGATTGATTCTAAGATTTCCAAGATAGTTAAAGATGGATTAAAGTATTATTTATCTTCTAAAACTTTTGGCGATGAAACAATAACCCTAAGTGATAAAGACTGGGATACATGCACGAAATGTGTTGATAGTGTGTTGAGTGATAACCAGATTGTCAATACGCTAAAGCCGAAAAATGAATTTGGAATAGATATTCCTTCTTTTAACGAGGATGCTCTATTTTTAGATGTGTTAGTAACATATCAAGATAAGTATACAATTTTAAGTCTGAAGATGAAGGCCGATAATTGGACAATAGATGAGGAGAATAAGGTCCTGACCCTTAACGACTTAAAAACGACTAGTAAACCAGTTGCATGGTTTATGAATAAGGAGTATGGGTCATTTTATCATTATCACTACCACAGACAGTTTGCGTTATATATGATGATGCTTAAGTATTATTGCATGAAAGAATATGGTTTAACTGACAAGTGGAAGTGTTATGGGAATGTTCTAGTTGTTAATACGTCCGATCAAGCTACTAAGTTATACAAAATTACAAAACAACAGTTCGAACAAGGCAGGTTAGAATACGAACGACTTCTAAAAATGGTTGCCTATTATAAAATTAATGGATTTTCTCCAGAGGTAGATTTTGTATAGCTGTAACTTTATTTGTTTTGATTTAAAAATCGTTATATCTTTGTGTTCTATACAAAGATGATGTTAATGTAAATGATTATTGTTTATGAGAAAATTTGAAATTAAAGCTTTCAGTTACGAGGAAGCAAAGGCTAAGGCTCTTGAGAATGGTATGACCATTATTCGTAACGTTACTCCTTCATTTAAGAATGAGAAACCAGTTGACTTTGATGCATTCGCACAGGCAATGCTCAAGAAAAATAATATTGATACAGCTACAGGTGTAGGTTGTATTGTAGTCATGGAGGCAGGTTCCTCCGATACAAGAGAGCGTCCCTACGAGTTAGTAAATAACATTGTTGAGGGATCTCTTTCAAAGAAAAGATTCTTTGAGGTCAGAAAGAAATCAGACAACGCTTTAGTTGCTGAGGCAGAAACTAAAGGAGAAGCAATTCGCCTTGCAAAGAATTGCATGAAGAATCTCCGCGAGGATTTAGTTTGCAAGCAAGTTTACCGTGTTCTTGGAGCTCATGAACTAGCTTTTGAGCTTAAATATGTTCCATCTGCTAATACGAAAGAAGGAAGATATATTGTATTCGGTAATTAGTTAATTTTAAATAAGAGCTAGAGGA